AATCAAATACAGTTAAGTTCGAGAAGTTCATTGATAAACTTTATCAGATTGGAGTTGCTGAACTTAAGATTGTTGAAAACTTTGATTTTAGTGGTTGGTATGATAAAGAAGGAGATGATGTGATCGAGTCTGAGGACACATTGTCAATTCTGGATCGTTACATCGAAGAGTCAGAAACAGAACTCGATAAAGGCAAGATTCAAAATTTAATCAGAGGAATCTATCAGGAGGCATGTGAGTTAGTCTAATGTTTATCATCGCAGTTGATGGCAAAGAACGGGAGGGTGCTTATTCAGTCAAAAACGAAGATGGAGAATCAATTCTTTACATCTTTGAGGAACTGGATGATGCTGCTCGTTATGCCATGCAACTGGAGGACATTGGATTTCCTGAGATGCACGTCCTGGAGGTGGAGGATGAAATAATGTTAAAGACTTGTGAAATGCACGATCACTGTTATACTATAATAACGAAGGATGACATTGTAATTCCTCCTCACAGTCTGGAAGAGCATGATTACATTTGAGAAGATTCGCTGGAAAAACTTTCTAAGTACTGGCAATCAATTTACAGAAGTTGAACTCGATAAAGATACGACAACTTTAATCATTGGATCTAACGGAGCAGGTAAGAGCACCATTTTGGATGCTCTTACTTTTTCATTGTATGGAAAATCCTTCCGTAAGATTAACAAACCGCAGCTGGTGAACTCCACCAATGAAAAGAACTGTTTGGTTGAGATTGAGTTTACTGTCAACAACACAGAGTGGAAAGTGATTCGTGGAATCAAACCTGCTGTGTTTGAGATTTATCGAGACGGACAAGTTCTGGATCAGAATGCATCTTCTGTGGACCAACAACGATGGTTGGAACAGAATGTTCTGAAGATGAATTATAAGAGTTTCACTCAGATCGTGATTCTTGGAAGCAGTTCATTTGTTCCATTCATGCAACTCCCTGTTGCTTCTCGCAGAGAGGTGGTGGAGGATCTGTTGGACATTCGTATCTTCTCATCGATGAATGGACTTATCAAGGATAAGATTCGCTCACTTCGTGAAGAGATTCGAACTCTGGATTTGAAGAAGGACAATCTCAAAGAGAAAGTTGAGATGCAGAGGAACTTTATCGATCAGTTGGAAAAACGTGGTTATGATAACATCAAAGAAAAGAAGAATAAGATTACCACTCTGATGCAGAGTGTGGAGGATTACAGTAAGGATAATCAGGATCTTGAATTCAAATCGTCAACTCTTCAAAAAGAATTAGAAACAGTCTCTGATGCAACTAAACGACTGAAAGAGTTTGGAAGTGTCAAAGGTAAACTCTCACAGAAGATTTCTGTGATTGTGAAGGAACATAAATTTTTTAATGAGAATTCGGTTTGCCCAACCTGTACACAATCCATAGAAGAAACCTTCAGAATAAATAGAATTGAGGACTCTCAGAATAAAGCTGCTGAGTTGCAGAAGGGTTATAAAGAACTCGAAGAAGCAATTAAAAAGGAAGAATTGAGGGAGTCCACTTTCCAAAGAGTTTCAAAGGAGGTCACTCAACTTTTACATGGCATTTCTCAAAACAATACTCGGATCTCTGGTTGTCAGCAACAAATCACACAACTGGAATCTGAAATTCAAACAATTACCGAGCAACTTGAGAACAGAAATTCTGAACATGAAAAGTTAGAGGACTTCAAGGAAAAACTTCAACAGACTTTTGAGGATGTTGGAGAAAGAAAAGAGGATACTTACTATCATGACTTTGCTTATAACCTCCTGAAGGATGGTGGAGTCAAGGCAATGATCATCAAGAAGTATCTACCACTGATCAATCAGTCGGTAAATAAGTATCTTCAAATGATGGACTTCTACATCAACTTCAAACTTGATGAAGAGTTCAACGAAACGATTGAATCACCGATTCATGAAGACTTCACTTACGCTTCTTTCTCGGAAGGAGAGAAGATGAGAATTGACCTTGCTCTGCTGTTTACCTGGAGAGAAGTGGCAAGGTTCAAAAACTCAGTCAACACTAATCTCTTGATCATGGACGAAGTGTTTGATTCGTCTTTGGATGGATTTGGAACAGAGGAGTTCCTGAAGATCATTCGGTTCACAATCAAAGATTGTAATATCTTTGTTATATCTCACAAGTCTGGACTTGACGACAAGTTCAACAGTGTCTTACAATTTGAGAAGATCAAGGGATTCAGTCGAGTTGTCTCCTAAAACAAAAGTTCATTAAAAACTCGACACATTCCTTGATTGTCACTAAATAAAAACATGAAGTGAGGTATTCAGTTTATGAAAAACCTTGTCTCTTATAATGAGTTGGCAACTTGGGAAGTGAAAGACACGCCACGGCTGGAGGACATAAATGACCGTGTGGCAGATTACTTTTCCTGCATTGCCGAGGTGGGAGTAAACGATCACGAAGCAAAACGATTCTGTCGCCACATTCTGACCGAGTAACTTAAGGGAGGAGAGACCGACCGACAGGCCCCCGAGGAGATTCCGACTCTGAGGGGGTTTGGTTATACCAATTGAATATCTGTCCGTCACCCAGGTTTCCGCCTGGGTTTTGTTGTAAGATGGAATCAAAGCAGAGAAACCAATGATCAACTACGAAATCAAATCACAACTCGCCAAACTGCTTGCGACTGAAGATCTCGTGGTTGAACACCGCAACGTTCCCACGGCGTGTTTTGACGTGGGTCGCAGGGTTCTGACTCTTCCTCTCTGGCAGAAGGCATCTGAAACGGTTTATGACCTTCTGGTGGGGCACGAGGTTGGTCATGCCCTTTACACCCCAGACCAGGACTTTCCTGAGGGTCTTCCACCCCAGTTCATCAACGTGGTGGAGGATGTTCGCATTGAGCGTTTGATGAAGCGTCGTTATCCTGGACTGCTCAAGAGTTTTTATAATGGTTATCGAGAACTCGTTGAGATGGACTTCTTCGAGATCGAAGATGAAAAACTCGAATCTCTCAACCTTGCCGACCGTGTAAACCTGCACTATAAGATTGGACCTCACGTCAACATTCCAATTGAAGATGGACGCGAGACTGAGATTATGAAACAGATCGGTGATGCAGAGACCTTTGAGCAGGTCTTAGATGCTGCTCGTGTTCTGTTTGAGTACTGCAAAGAGAAGGTCGAACAGAAAAAAGAACAACCTCAGGAAGTTCAGTCTGAAAAGAAAGGCAACGTTGATATGTCTTCTTCTGATGCGAGTGGTGGTCAGTCTGAGATTGAGCAACAGACACAAGAGGAATCTTCCGCTGAGCAACAGACTGAGCAACAAACTGAGAAACAAGAACTGGAAGTTCAGACTAGCAAGTCTCTTGAAGAGAATCTGCAAAATCTGATTCAACAGGACACTCTTCATAATGTTTATGCTGAGAATCCAGAAGTAAATCTCGATAACATAGTGGTCAGCAACTCTCAAGTTCACGGGGAATTGACTGGTCATTTTATGTCACAACTGGAACCGATGAAGATGACCGATCATCTCGGCAGAGAGCACACTTATCGGGCAAATTATGATTACGTTGATGGGTTGTTTCAGGACTTTAAAAAGTCAGCACAAAAGGAGGTGAATTATCTTGTCAAAGAATTCGAATGTCGAAAATCTGCTGATTCTTATGCTCGTTCTGCTGTTAGTCGGAGTGGAGTGTTGGACTGCTCTAAACTTCACACTTACCGATTTAATGAAGACCTGTTCAAAAAGATCACAGTAGTTCCCGATGGTAAGAATCACGGTCTAATTTTTGTTCTTGATTGGTCTGGATCGATGGCACAATATCTGATGGACACGATCAAGCAACTCTATAATCTTGTTTGGTTCTGTCAAAAGGTTCAGATTCCTTTTGAGGTGTATGCCTTCAGTAATGCCTATAATTACATCCGCTTCAGAAAGGATGATCAATATAAATTGCCAATTGATCACGAAGATAAAATTGAAAATCAATTTGTGATCGATGAGGATTTTGCTCTCCTTCAATTCTTTACCAGTGGTGTTAAGAAAGCAGAACTCGAAAAACAGATGAAGAACATCTGGCGAATTGCTTACGGTGTTGATCACCATACGGATTATGTGATTCCTGGTCCTTATCAACTTTCTGGAACTCCCCTTCACGAAGCATTGATTTGTCTTCACAAGATCATTCCTCAGTTTCAAGCAAAGAAGAAAGTTCAAAAGGTTCAATGTGTGATTTTGACTGACGGTGAGGCACCTCCTCTTCCCGTCTATCGTTCTTATGCTTATCGAGATTCTGAGAAGATGGGAACTGTTCACTTGCGTCCAGATCACTCATTCCTCCGCAATCGTAAGACAGGGCACGTTTATAAGATTCCTTATTCTTACAGTGGTTTTACCAGCGTGTTTCTTGAAGATCTTCGACAGTGTTTTCCAAAAGTTAATTTCATTGGCATTCGCATTCTTTCCTCTTCTGAGATGAGACATTTTATTGGTCGTTACAGTGAGGATGCATCTGGTGAACTCTTGAAGAAAGCAAGAAAAGAAAAATCTTATGTTGCCAAAGATGCTGGTTATCATCAGTACTTTGCAATTATTTCAAGTTCTCTTGCTAATGATGTTGATTTTGAGGTTGATGATGGTGCATCCAAAGTTCAAATCAAGTCTGCATTTGCTAAGTCTTTGAAGAACAAGTCTCTAAATAAAAAAGTTCTCAATCAGTTTGTGGAACTGGTTGCTTAGGACAGATTGGAAACTGTCTTCACTAGGTGAGGTGGGGACAGAAATGGATTATAGTAAGTTCAGTTGAAAAGAAATTCGAATGGCACTCAGTCCAGAGTACATTGTTTCCTCACTCCAGCAACTTTACGGTGACCAGGTAACTTCTGGAGACATTCGTGCCTGGTGTGCGATGAACGGAAATAATTATCAAACAGTTACAAAGAAACTTGAGAATTACAAAATCTCTCGTGGCAGGTGGGATCTCAACACCACAGAGCAACTTGAGCATTCTTACAACCAACCTGCAGCGATGCCTGCAGTTGAACAAAACTTGATTCCAGAACAAGATGATACCTTCGTCTCTTTTGGTTGCCACGGCGATATTAAGAAAATTATTCGCTCCCGTCTTTTTTATCCAACATTCATTACAGGTCTGTCGGGTAACGGTAAAACGTTATCTGTCGAACAAGCGTGTGCATCCCTAAATAGGGAGTTGATTCGCGTGAACATCACCATTGAGACTGACGAGGATGATCTTATTGGTGGGTTCCGTCTTGTTAATGGCGAAACTGTCTGGCACAATGGACCCGTCGTGGAGGCTCTGGAACGTGGAGCTGTTCTCCTTCTAGACGAGGTTGACCTGGCATCTAACAAGATTCTGTGTCTGCAATCCATTCTTGAGGGTAAAGGTGTCTTCCTGAAGAAGATCGGCAGGATGGTTCATCCCAAGCGTGGTTTCAATGTCATTGCCACTGCCAACACAAAAGGTAAGGGTTCTGAGGATGGTCGCTTTATTGGAACCAATGTTCTCAATGAGGCATTCTTGGAGCGTTTCTGTGTAACCTTCGAGCAAGAGTATCCCACTCCTGCACAGGAAGAGAAACTGATGCGTCTTCACTCTGCCTCTGTTGGATGTCACGATGATCGATTCATTAAGCACCTTGTGGACTGGGCAGACATTATCCGTAAGACTTTCTATGATGGTGGCATCGATGAAGTCATCAGCACTCGTCGTCTGGTCCACATCATCCGTGCTTACAGCATTTTCAATGACAAGATGAAATCGATTGAGATTTGCTTGAATCGTTTTGATGATGAAACTAAACAAGCATTCATCGACTTGTATGATAAAGTTGATGGAGATGTTCAATTTGATCTTACGGCAACTGGAGAAAAGTTTCCCCGTGAGGTATAATTAGAGGAAAAGACTTTCGTTATGAACGACACTGACTTTATTAGTGCAGCGGGGGGATATGAATACACCCCCATAATGCACCAAGATCATTACACTTATCTGGATTCCATGTATCCAGACATTCCTGAAGATCTGAACGAACCTATAGTTATGAAAACAAACCAGAATGGATTCTGGAAATATGAAGAAGATAAGACTCTGAAAGAACTTGAGCAGTATCTTTCTAGCACTTATCATTCTCATTACACATCCGAACAATCGAAGACACAAACTCTTGATTTGATTGAGAGCATTGGTGATGCAGAAGCATTTACCCGCTCGAACGCAATCAAGTATCTCTCACGCTTTGGAAAGAAGAAGGGAAAGTCAAAACTTGACATTCTCAAGGCAATGCATTATTGTATTCTTCTGTATCATTTCGCTGGTCTTCACACAAAAACTGCTGACAATTATGAAACTTTCTGAATCCACTGTTAATCTTCTGAAGAACTTCTCTTCGATCAATCAGTCGATCTTGTTCAAATCAGGAACTAAACTTCGATCGATTTCCGTGATGAAGAACATTCTTGTGGAAGCAAACATTGCTGAGGACATTCCCCGTGACTTCGGCATTTATGATTTGAACCAGTTCCTCAATGGTCTTTCTCTTCACACCAGTCCCGATCTAGACTTCGGTGATGAAGATTATGTGATCATCAAAGAGGGTCGGATGCGTTCGAAGTACTTCTTCGCTGATCCCAGTGTGATCGTTTCTCCTCCTGAGAAAGAAATCTCTCTTCCATCTGAGGATGTGTGTTTTGAGTTGACCAGTCAACAACTGGATCGTCTGAAGAAAGCAGCATCTGTTTACCAACTGCCTGACATCTCTGCCATTGGCGATGGTAATGAAATCAAGTTGGTTGCTCGTGACAAGAAGAACGACACGTCCAATGACTTCTCCATTGTCGTTGGTGAGACTGACGCTGAGTTCGTGTTCAACTTCAAAGAAGAGAACCTGAAGATTGTTCCTGGCAATTATGAAGTGGTTGTTTCTTCGAAACTTCTGTCTCGCTTCCAGAATAAGAACATCGATGTGACTTATTACATCGCTCTTGAACCTGACTCAAGTTTTGGTTGATGAGACACATTCTCTTTACTCTGAAGGGTTGCTCTGAGGAGTTTCTGGATGATGAGGAGTTTGTGAGAGATGTACTTTACAATGCATCCAAGAAGTGTCAGTCAACTCTTCTGGCACTTCATTCTCACAAGTTTGAACCTCAGGGAGTAACTGCCATTGTGTTGTTGGCAGAATCACACATTAGCATTCACACATGGCCAGAGAAAAGAATGGCAGTTTGTGATGTCTTTACTTGCGGAGATCACACAACACCAGAATTAGGTGTAGAATACATGAACACCATGTTTGGAGCAACGAACATGGTTTCTAATGAGTTTGTGAGGCCATTGTCATGAGGAAATGGGAAGTTACTTATCGTTTGGAAAGTGTTGGAACTAAGTATCTGAAGATGATTGTAGAAGCAGATTACCAACACGAAGCAAAAAAGATTGCACAAGCACAAGTGCCCTCTGCAAAAATCTGTGGTAATCCAAGGTCAATATGAACATCTTTGTCACTGATCCAGACCCAGTAATATCTGCAAGAGTTTTACCAGATAAACACATTGTCAAGATGCCTCTGGAGTGTTGTCAAATGCTCTCCATTGTGGCATCTGAAAAGTGGGGTCGTGGATTTGGTGAACTCCCAAAAGCAGATGGCACACCTTACAAAACAGATAAAGGTGCTTTCCGCAATCACCCTTGCACCATCTGGGCATCTGAGTTTGTTCTCAACTGGCGTTGGTTAATTCGCCATGGTTTGGCATTGTGCGAAGAGTATTCCAACAGGTATCAGAAGATTCACAGTTGTTTGCCTGCTCTTGCACACGCTCACCAAATCTTTCCGATGGCAGACCCAGCAGGAAGATCCGGTAAAGAACCAACACCTTTTGCTAGAGCAATGCCTGACATGTTTAAGTTGGACGATAGCATTTCGACTTTCGATGCTTACAAAATGTACATCGCATCTAAACCCTGGGTCAAAGACAATTATGTTAGACTACCAGAAAGGAAACCTGATTGGTTATGAAATACAATAAAGGAGATATTTTTCTCCACAAATACACACACAAGTTATACATTTATGATGGGAATGAGTGGTTGGAAATTGTCCCAAGTTCTTATTTGAAAAAACCTGATTGGTTATGAAAACAGTTCTCACAGTTGATGATGATGGAATTCTTACATTCCCTGAAAACTTCCTGGACAGTTTGGGATGGAAGGAGGGTGATGTGTTAGAATGGATTGATAATAAAGATGGATCTTTTTCACTGAGGAAACCTGATGAGTCGGAACGAGTTTGTCTGGACGGAGAAGTATCGTCCCCAGACAATTGATGATTGTATCCTCCCCGAGAGGACTAAGAAAACCTTCAGGGACTTCCTCAAGCAGGGTGAAGTTCCTAACTTGTTGTTGTCTGGACCTCCTGGTTGTGGTAAGACAACTGTTGCTAAAGCACTTTGTAATGAACTTGGAGTAGATGTTTATGTCATCAACGGATCCGACGAAGGACGTTTCATTGATACTGTCAGAAACAATGCGAAGAACTTCGCTTCGACCCTCTCACTTTCTTCGTCTGCTAAACACAAAGTCATCATCATTGATGAGGCAGATAACACAACCCCAGATGTACAACTCGCCCTTAGGGCGTTTACTGAGGAGTTTGTTGGTAATTGCAGGTTCATCTTCACCTGCAACTACAAGAATAAAATTATCCAACCGCTCCATTCCAGGTGTGCTGTCATCGACTTCTCTCTCAAGGGAAAAGAGAAAGCAGCACTCGCAGGAACCTTCTTCGAGCGTCTCCAAAACATCCTGGATAAGGAAGGTGTTGCGTTTGATAAAAAGGTCCTTGCAGAACTAATCAATAAACATTTTCCCGACTGGCGTCGTGTCCTCAATGAGTGCCAACGTTATTCTGTCAGTGGAAAGATCGATGCTGGCATTCTTGCTACATTCTCTGACGTTTCGGTCAGTGATCTTTTCAAGAACTTGAAGGAGAAGAACTTCCCTGAGGTTCGAAAGTGGGTTGTTGATAATCTTGATAACGACCCATCTTTGTTGCTTCGTAAGATTTACGATGGCATTTATGGACAACTCTCTGGTCCAGGAATTGCTGCTGCTGTTCTTATTATTGCCAAGTATCAGTATCAGTGTGCATTCGTTGCTGACCAAGAGATAAATATGCTTGCTTGTCTTACCGAAATTATGGTGGAGTGTGAATTCAAATGAATGTAAAAGTTATTCGAATGTCCTCTGGTGAGGATGTGGTTGCTGATGTTCTTGAGAATAAGGAAGAGTCCCTTGTTCTTATGAACCCGATTGTTGCTGTTCCTGCTGGTAACGGACAATTGGGATTTGCTCCCTGGTCTCCTCTTCTGAAGCGTGAAGAGAAAGAACTGGAGATCAATAAGAAGTGGGTGGTTTACATTGCCGATGTGAACGATGAACTGGTTGAACAGTTTGAAGAGATGTTCTCCCCCATTCAAACACCAAGTAAAAAGTTGATTCTTTGACCCATGAAACATCTACTTGCTTTACTGCTGTTAGTCCCAATTCCTGCTCTGGCAGAGAACTACACTCAACGTGGTTACTCACAACAGCAGGAATGTTATAAGGATGTTTATCGTGAAGAGTATATCCCAGGGACAAAAGACAGTCCTGGTTATGTGAGACGGCACAATGAACGTGTTGCTGTTCCTTGTGAGCGTTCTGAATCTGCCACTACACCTGCACCTTCTCCTCCAGCACAACAGCGAGCGGAGAACGTGGACGATAACTCCTGCATTGAAGGAAGCATTCTTGGTGGAATTGCAGGTGGTGGCATTGGTGCTGCTGTGTCTCGTGGTGATGGTCGTTGGTGGGCAATCCCCACTGGCATTGTCGCTGGTTCAATGATTGGATGTCAAATTGATGGTGGCTGATGGAACTCAAAGATTGGTTGAATTCAATTAATTTCACCAAGCAGAATTTGCTTGAAGAGGATTCTTCTTTGAAGAAGGAGTATCCTCCATACATTATTAACCGCTGCTTGTCTGGTCACCTGGACTGCATTCTTCTTGTCAACGAAATGAATAAGTACGCATCTCTTGATAAAGACATGCAATATTCATTTTATCTAAATAGTTTGAGAAAAAGGAAGAGATTCTCTCCCTGGCTTCGTAAAGATAAAATCTCAGATCTGGATTATGTGAAACGTTATTATGGTTATAGTAACGAGAAAGCATCTCAAGCACTGAAACTTTTATCAAAAGAGCAAATCGAATTTATTAAACAACGACTTGACACTGGCGGTAAAAAATGACTCAAACTGTTGAGCCACAAGTAAACTGGTCACAGGACCAGATGATTGAGGTGGTATTAAATGAACCTGACGATTTCCTGAAGGTAAGAGAGACTCTGACAAGAATTGGTGTTGCTTCACGCAAAGAGAAGAAACTGTACCAATCTTGCCACATCCTTCACAAACAAGGTAAGTATTACATCGTTCACTTCAAGGAACTGTTTGCTCTTGATGGAAAGTATGCTAATCTGACCGTTAATGATGTTCAGCGTCGTAACAGAATCACCCGTCTGTTGGTGGACTGGGGTCTGATCTCTGTGGTTAAGGAAGAAAGCATCATGGATATTGCTCCTCTAAACCAAATCAAAGTCCTGCCTTATCGTGATAAGAACGAGTGGACTCTGGAGCAGAAGTACAACATTGGCAAGAAGGGGAAAACCGAAGAATCCTGACGGGTTTCCACATTGCCTTTTTCAAGCGAAGTCTTATAATTATATTGTGAGCGCCGAAAGGGTTCACAATTTACACTCGCTTAAAAAGGAGAAACACCATGGGATCTATGGGTCAACTCGCACGATACCGTTCAGGTGATATCGATTCCTTCCTTAAGGACATCGATCGTTACTCGATTGGTCTGGATAGAATGTTCAATCATCTCGGTTCCCTTAACCAGGATGTGAACTATCCACCTTACAACCTCGTCAAACTGGACGAGAATACGTTTAGTCTGGAACTTGCCCTCGCAGGATTTAAAGAGGATGAAGTCAAGGTCTACACTGAACAAAGTCAACTCGTTGTTGAAGCAGCAAAGGCAGACGCAGACAAACGCGAATATGTTCATCGCGGTCTTGCTGCTCGTTCCTTCACTCGCACTTGGACACTCTCTGAGGATGTGGAAGTCAAAGAAGTGAAGTTTGAACACGGGGTTCTTTCAGTGTCCTTGGTTCGCATCATTCCAGAGAATCACAAACGTTTCTTGTGGTTTGGTAAGGATGACCAATAAATAAAACTGAATATCGTCGGCGCGGGGAGCAACTGGCAAAATCCAGTTGCCTTCCCCCCTTTTTTATGCTATTATATATAGGAGAACGAATTAGAAAATGACGGTCAAATTAGTCCTTTTGAAATCTGGTGAAGATGTCGTTGCTGATGTCGCAGAGATGTGTGTTGGTGAGGCAAAAGCAGTCGTTGGTTATTTCTTGAAACAACCTTGCAGAGTTCGACTGTTTGCAACGGAGGAAAACGAAAGTTCGATCAAAATCTCACCTTGGGTTCCTCTTAGTAAAGATGACACTATTCCTGTTCCAACTGATTGGGTTGTAAGTATCGTTGACCCAATTGATCAAGTTCTTACACTTTACCAAAACTCACTTAAGAAATATGGAAAACCTGAAGGTCCTGGTGCTGAGCAACCTGAATTTACTGACGCAGATTGAAGAGGTCTCTGCTGATCTGGGTCAACCAGATTGCAAATTGACTGAACCCTTCATCATAACTGCAGATGGGAATTTGATTCCTTGGTTGGTTGATCTTACCAATCAGAATACCTTCATGATTCACTCTGATAAGATCTTGACTATCGCTGATCCAACTGGTAAACTGAAAGACAAATACGAAGGTCTTCTGAAATAATGCGCTTTTACACCAACGTCCAACTGATTGGCAACGATGTTCTCGTCCGTGGATATGAAGGTGGTCAAAAGGTTATGTTTCGGGAGGAATATTCTCCCACTTTGTTTGTCAAGTCGAAACGAGAAACGGATTGGCAAACACTTGAGGGTGAGCATGTAGAACCCATCAAACCTGGCACCATTCGTGACTGTCGGGAATTCTTCCGCAAGTATGATGAAGTGGAAGGATTTAAGATTTATGGAAACGAGAGATACATCTATCAATACATCTCTGATAAGTATCCTGAGGATGAGATTAAGTTTGACATCTCTAAGATCGATCTGGTCACCATTGACATTGAGGTGAAGTCTGAGCAGGGGTTCCCTGACCCAGAGCACTGTAATGAAGAGATGTTGACCATCTCCATTCAGGACTATTCCACCAAGAAGATTATTACCTGGGGGCGTTATCCTTACACACCGTCTCAGGATAATGTGACTTATCATCACCATCCTGAGGAAGCGGAAATGCTCAATGCTTTCCTCTATTGGTGGTCCAATAATTATCCAGAAGTTGTCACTGGTTGGAACACACGTCTTTACGATATTCCTTACATTTGTGGTCGCATTGATCGAGTGCTTGGACCTAAGAAGGTCCGAATGCTTTCTCCTTGGGGTCGTGTGACTGGAGAAGAGATTCACATCTCTGGACGTAAGTACAATGTCTTTGAGATTGCTGGAATCA